TGGCCGCTGCAAAAGCCATGTTGAAGTCGCAAACAAAGCTGATGGCGGACAATGGACAGTATTCCGCACTTATGGGTGACAAGCCGTTGTATGAAGCGATTACCGAATGGGCCGCTAGTGACGAAGGTAAACACTTTGTCTCTGCTCCCGCTAATTCTGGTGGTGGAGCCACTGGCGGAAACGGTAATGGTGCAGCTTTCGCGCCTAAAGGCAACTTGGGTGGCGATAAAGGACAACGGGTAAACGCAATTAAAAATATGTTCCCTGACCTACCATAAAGGATTTTAAATTATGTCACTTTCGCAAATGAAAGTATTCAACGAATACGTAATGCCAGCCACCATTGAGACACTCTCGCAGATGGTTGACAAGTTTAACGGTGCATCCAACGGCGCAATCCGTTTGACCACCACTGGTTTTGACGGCGACTTCTACCAAGAGTCATTCTTCGCTGCCATCCACTCGGCACAGCGTCGCGTTGACCGTTACGCAAACCAAGCATCGGCATCCGCAACCGACCTTACGCAGCTTCAAATCAGCGGCGTTAAAGTTGCTGGTGGCTTTGGCCCAATCCGCTTTGAGCCTTCGCAGCTTACATGGTTGCAGAAGCCTACTTCGGAAGGCATTGAAGTTGCATCGCGTAACTTCGCCGAAGCTTTGATGGCTGACCAGTTGAACACCGCAATTGCTGCTCTTGTTGCTGCAATCGGTAACCAAGGCGCTGCAACGACTGTTGACGTTTCGGATACGGACGCACTGAGCTATGGCACGATGAACAGCGCAAACGCTCTGTTTGGCGACCATTCGTCCAGCATCGTTGCTAACGTCATCAACGGCGCAACCTACCACAAGCTCATTGGTCAGAACTTGACCAACGGCGCACAGTTGTTCGTTGCACAGAATGTTCAGGTTGTTGACATCCTTGGCCGTCCTGTCATCGTTACCGACGCTCCTGCGCTGTATGCTGCTGGCACTCCTAACCTTGCCCGTTCGCTCGGCTTGGCTGATGGTGCGGCTGTTGTTTATGATGGCGGCGACGTTATCAGCAACATCGAAACCAGCAACGGTCAGACCCGCATCGAAACCACAATGCAGGTCGATTACACCTTTGGCGTGGCTCTGAAGGGCTACACATGGGATGTAACCAACGGTGGCAAGTCGCCAACGGATGCTGAACTTGCAACTGGTTCCAACTGGGACAAGGTTGCCACTTCCATCAAGCACACTGCTGGTGTTCTTGCTGTCGGTGACGCTGACGCCTAATAGCATAGGAATGGGGCCATCTATTCGGGTGGCCCCTACCTTATCGAAAGGTTGATTATGTCCAAGATTATTTACGAACCACACCCTATCAGCGCGGCACGCAAAGCTAAGTTGCAAGCTGAGGGATACAAAATCATTGATGCAATCTTTGCTCCTGCTGGCGCACCTATCCATAAAAAACTGGATACAGAAGATGCAGCCATTGAAGCACAGGTTGAGCCTGAAGCAGAAGAAGCGCCAGTTGCACCTGAAGCTGAAGCAGAAATTGAAGCAGCTATCGAGAAACTTGACGAAGCCGTTGAGGAATATATTGTCGAAGTTGCTGCCAAGCGCAAGAAATATAAAAAGGTGTAATTGAATGGCATTCGTGGTCGAAACAGGTGCAGGGCTTTCCAATGCTAACAGCTACGCCAGCGTTTCGGCTGCGGATAGCTATGTTGCTGACCGTGGAATTACGGGTTGGGCAGCATTAACCGAAACAATCAAGCAGCAATCATTGGTCAAGGCCACAGATTATCTGGAGGCAACGTATCGCGCCGCATGGAAAGGCAATCGCGTTAGTGAAACGCAATCGCTTTCTTGGCCGCGATTTAATGTGGTTGTTGATGGCTTTAATTACGCCAGCAATGTTGTTCCACCACAAGTGGTTTACGCTTGCGTTGAAATGGCTATCCGCGCTTCAGTTGGTGACACTTTGCTTGCCGACCAAGGCCAAAAGGTGAAGCGCGAAAAGATTGACGTTATCGAAGTTGAATACCAAGACTATTCCGACCCGACGCAACGCTACCCATTTGTCAATCGGATGATTACGCCCTACCTTTTATCCGCATCGGAAAGCGGGTTCGGTGTATCTAGGGTTATCCGCACATGAGTAGCCAAGCGCAAACAGCATCACGGCTGCTTGCTGCATATGGGGAAACTGTATCTATCATCTTTCCTGATTATAGCGGCACTGACCCTATAACTGGTGAGCCTGTAGGTGATAGCGAAGACACCACCATTACTGCCAAGGGCTATCCCGCGCTTTACCAAAAGCAGGACATAGACGGCGCAACCATTCAAGCTGGCGATATACGCCTAATCCTTGAACTGATTGGCACGCGCCCCGCTGTCGGTTGCTTGGCAACAGTTGATGGCACAACATATCGCATAATGAATGTGCAGCCTATTCGCCTTACTGGTGAAGATGTGATTTACATTTGTCAGATAAGGTCAAACTAATGATACCTACAGGCAAGCGCGTATTTTTCCCATCGCAATGGGACTCCGGCATTATGGATAGCGTTCTATATGATGCCCATGACCATGTGATTGCCTATATCATTAAGTTGGATGACGGCAAAAAGGTGGCGATAGATATGCAAGTAGTGGAGCCTTTGGATGAGTAATTCTAAAATAGCCGCTGCGCTTGCAACGCAATTAGACACGCTAGACCTGCCTACCCATTGGGAGAACAGCAACTTTACGCCTGTTGCTGGGCAAATCTATGTGTCTGAAAGCTTGTTGCAGGGCCTAACCATTCCCATTGGCATTGCTACAGGTTCAAGCGATGAACTAGGCGGCATCTACCAAGTGCTTGTCTACGCGCCTATGGACGCTGGCAAGGGCGCTGGCAGGACTGTTGCTGATACTGTGGCGGGTGCGTTCCAGCGTGGCGCTAGGTTGACCTATGACGGCTTTACAGTGACCATCCAAAGCGTTTCACAAGCGGCTGCGTTCCAATCTGGCGATAGATGGGTTATCCCTGTCAGCGTCGCTTATCGGGCATTCTCATGAGCAGCTTTACGCTCGACTTGAATAAATTCATCGACAAGACCAGTAGGACTGCTGACGCTGAAGTGCGTAAGATATGCTTGGATTTGTTGACGGGCATAGTGCTTAAAACGCCTGTGGACACGGGCCGCGCTAGGGCAAATTGGTTTACCAGCATTGGTAGCCCATCAAGCAATACCACTAGCTTTACCGCAGATACTGGCCGAGGTATTTCAGCACCTAGTAGAAGTGCTGCATCTACAGCCGCAATAAGCAGGGGCATGGGCGCAATATCCAAGGCAACTGGCAATGTGCTGTGGATTACAAACAACCTTCCTTACATATATCGTCTTGAATTCGAAGGTTGGTCAAAGCAAGCACCTGCTGGTATGGTGCGAGTAACTATCGACGATGTTAAGCGTCAACTAAGATAGATGACGCGACAATAAAAAAATGCTACAACACTCAAACCATTTGCAATTGGAGTAATTAAAATGTCTGATATTGTTTCTTCTGTCGGCACGGTTGTGTCGGTTTCAACTTCCGCCCCTGCTACCTATGACAGCACTGGCTTTAGCGCACTGACTTGGGCAACTTGCGGCGAATTGGCTGAATTGCCTTCGTTCGGCGCTGAAGCTGCGCTTGCTACGCACACGCCATTGGCTACTGGCATTGTTGCCAAGCGCCGTGGTTCGCTCAACTATGGCTCGGTCGCATTGACGATGGCTGTATCTGAGGACGATGCTGGTCAAACCATTCTGCAGGATGCTGCTGAAGCCGCTGCTGGTGCAGATGCGCTTGTTTCGGTTAAGGTTGTTCTTGTGAATGGCGAAATCCAGTATTTCACATCGCAAGTCATGTCCTACAAGGTCAATGTCGGCAATGCTGACGCCATCACGATGGCTGAAGTAACGCTCGAAATCGACAACTCGATTATCAAGGTATAATTAGCTTAATTGCTAAAAGAACTTGGGTAGGCAAATCACTATCCGGCTTGCCTACCCAAGACAAAAGCCGGATATTTAGAGGGATAGTTTCTAATGGATTTAAGCAAATTAAAGCCTGTAAAGGCTGAAGAAGGCGCAGTGCTGCAGATTGTTCATCCGGAAACGGAAGAAGAAATAAAAGGCATGACCATTACTTTGTTGGGTCAAGACAGCACCGTCTATCGCAAAATTCAACTCGCTAAACAGCAAGCAATCCTTAACCGCATGGGCAAGGGTAAGAAGAATGTTGAGCTTGACGCTGAACGCATCGGTAATGAGATTATCGAAGAAATGGTTAAGCTGACAACTGGCTGGACAGGCTTTAAGCTGGACGGCAAGGACTTGGAACCAACGCCTGAAAATGTGTTGATGGTCTACACTGAATGGACTTGGATTAAAGACCAAGCGCAGGAGTTTGTGAACAACCGCGCTAACTTTTTTCGCTGAGACTATTGAACAACTTACGCTTTACGTCAAGCAATCGGCTTGGTTAAACACCATACCGGAAAAGAAAAAAGTGCCAAGGCGTGAACACATGGGAGGCAATGCGCTTCCTCCGGTTCACGCTGGGCATTACTTGGTTGCCATTCTCTTTGATGTTGGCCCTGTTAAGCCAATGCCAATGTCTGCGCCTGTAGCAATAGAAGAAATAGACCTGTTCGCTTATCAAGCCAATCGTGCGATGTCTTTGACACCGTGGGAGGCTGGAATAATTAGAGAGCTTTCGCGTGAATATGCTGCTATGCTTTCGCAAGCTTCGGCAGCCAACTGCCCCGCGCCTTATTTTTCGCCAAAAGCTTTGGATGATGAGCGCAGGCAGAAGATTGCAAAGGGCATGATTGATTTTGCGAATAAACTGAATGCAAGTAAGGGTGTTTAAGGATTGCTGATTGTGCTATGAAAGGGCATAACGCAGCTTGACAGCAGAAATGGGGAACAGCCTTGGCGGATTTAGCCAGTCTAAAGATTAGTGTTGATAGCACTGACGTAAAGAAGGCTGACGCTGACCTTACGTCAATGGCTAGTAGTGCTGGTCGCACCTCAACATCATTGGACAAGATGATTGCTGCCAACAATCGTATGGCGGCTGCGTTGCAGACTTCTAACAAAGCTACCATTGATGCGGTAAAATATCTCAATGGCCTCCAGTATGAATTGGAGACTGTGGGCAAGTCAGCGTTGCAGTTGAAGGCGCTTGAAATCCGCATGGCAGCGGCAAAGGCTCCTACTATTGAGCTTCAACAAGAAATACGCTCGCTAGGCGCTCAACTGCTTATTGCTGAACGTAACGCTGACAGGGCGTCTGGTAGTGGAGCCACTGGTCTTACAGGCATGGGCAATTCGTCCAAGTTGGCAGCGCACCACAGTCAAAACTTGTTCTTCCAGCTTCAGGATATGTTTGTCGGCTTGACTAGCGGTCAGAAGCCAATGACTGTGTTTATCCAACAGGGTTCGCAAATTGGCGGCATTATGTCGCAAGCTGGATTGGGTGTCGGCGGATTGGCTGCCGCTCTTTTGGATATGGCTAAAGCTGCGGCTATGGCTGTGCTTACCAACCCGCTTTTGCTGGCTGCGGCTGCGGCTGCTGCGGCGGCATTTATTGCGTTCAAAAGCTTCCAGAGCTCGGTTGAAGATACTGGCGCATTAAAGGAATATGCTAACAGTCTTGGCTTGACTGCTAAGGAAATGAAGGAACTTGGCCCCATCGGGATTACCGCGATGGATGTTATCAAGGGCGTTTGGAACACTATTTCAGATGGCTTGGGCCTTGAAAAAGTATTCTCTGCAATAGGCACTTTCTTTAGCCAATTATTTGCCGGCATCGCGGAAACTGCCTTTGAATTGACGGCTGGTCTTTATGGCGTCTTTGTTGGAACCTATAAGGGTATTATCAAAGTCTGGGATATGCTCCCAGCGGCATTTGGTGACCTTGTAATTAGCGCCGTCAACGCGACCATTCGCGGACTTGAAGGCATGATTAACTTAGCCATTGGCGCAATCAATGGGTTGGTGACGCAAGCTAATAAAATTCTGTCTTTGTTGGAAATGCCGACAATTAGCTTAATCACTAAAGTTGATATACCTGAACTGCAAAACCAATACGCAGGTGCGGCTAACAAGGCTGGCGCTGCATTTGTTGGCGAGATTAAAAACGCTATCGGTCAAGCAAAAGAAGCAATGACCGCAACTGGTGGCGCGTTTGCTGATGGCGTAATGAACGCTGCGGAAGACCGCCTGTCTGATAAAGCAATGGGCTTAAAAGGTGAGCGCACAGAAAAGGCTGCTACAGATGCCGCTGGTAAGACTGGTAAAACTGCTGGCGAAAAGTTTGTTGAAGAATTTGCTAAAATTGCTATGAATATGCAAGCTGAAGTCAATGTTGCGTTCAGCAAGAGCGACGAAGAACGCATGAAAGACATTACTGACAGGGACACAAAAGAACTTCAGCAAATCATGCAGGAAATGGCGCGTGAAAGCGAACTCATTGCCGCAGAACAAACCCGCGTCCTTAAACAAAATCTAAAGACCGCTAATGATGGCGCACAAATGATTGCCAATATCATTGGTGGCAGCATCGGTGAAGGCATCAAGCAACTGTCGGACGTTCTAACTAAGAACTTCCCTGACTTCATGGGCGGTATTGGCAAAGCCTTTGATGGCATCAAGAATAGCCTAAATGACGTTCTTGCTGGCTTTAGCACAAGCTTTAAGGAAATTGGCGCATTTGCTGCCGTAGGTGGTGCGTCAGCCAAAGCCACAGGTGGCAGCGCATTAGGTGGCTCAATAGGCGGAGCAATTGGCGGCGCGGCTGGCGAGGCGTTCAAAGCCCTTGGTAGTTTTGGTGGCCCATTGGGTGCTATCGCTGGTGGTATCCTTGGCGGCGTCGTCGGCGGCCTATTAAAGAAAACTAAGTCAGCATCCGCCAGCATTTCTATGGAAGCTGGAAAACTGGATGTAGCTGGTATTGTGGGCAATAGCGCAGCATTCAAAGAAACAGCTAACACCCTAGCTGGCGCTGTGATTAGCGGCATCAACAATGCGGCAAATGCTTTGGGCGCAGAGCTAACGGGCGCACTCAATCTTTCTATTGGTCAGCGCAAAGACAAGTTTGTGGTCGATACTCTTGGCGCTGGTCGCACAAAGGGTAGCGGCACTTATAGTTTTGCTAGTGAAGCTGAAGCGATAACCTTTGCTATCGACAAAGCACTTAGGGAAGGTGTCCTTGGTGGCCTTCGCAGCGGGACTGAGACACTGTTAAAGGGCTTTGGCGACTTAGAAGAACGCCTACAGAAAGCCGTGGACTTTGAGAATGTGTTTAAGGCTTTGGAAGCCAGCGCAAATCCAATGGGCGCATTGCTTGAAAACTTGGATAAGCGTTTCAAGGCGCTGATTGATACCTTTAGGGAAGCTGGCGCGACAACCGAAGATTTCGCAAGCCTAGAAAAGCTGTATCAAATCGAGCGCGAAAAGGCCATCATTGAGGGCAACGCCAAAGCACTGGAAGCCGTGCAATCTGCGCGTGACCTTTTGATTGAGGCATACGACCGCGAAAGCCAAGCCATCCTGACCACCTTGGAGCGGTTCCAGAGCCTGACCGCCGACCTTGAAAGCTTCCGCTTATCGCTGGCTGAACAGCTAATGACGGCTGAAGAAATATACCGTTCTGCCAAGAAAAGCTTTGATGAAATTTCGACGCTTGCCATCGAAGGCAATGAACAGGCTATCTCGCAGCTTGTCAGCGTTTCGCAAAAGTATCTGGATGCGGCGGAGTCATTCCTAACGCCAGAAGAATACAACCGCGAAATTCAGAACGTGATGAAGGCGGTTGACCTTGCTATCGCTCAAACCAAGAGCATGGAGCAATATGCCCAAGAGCAACTGGATACGCTGAAGCAATCGGTTGATGGCCTTATTACGCTCAATGACACTATGCTTAGTGTAAGAGAGGCAATCAATGCGCTGAAGGAAGCGCAGGCTAATATCGTTGTTCCTGCACCGACTGTTCTTGTATTCAATGCTGGCGTTGCAGCTAATGAATACGAAATGGATGAAAACGGCAATTATGTAAAGAGAGGCGAAGCTAACATAGATAGGCGAGCCACTGGCGGGATGTTTAGCGGTGGCTTGCGTATTGTTGGTGAAGCAGGGCCAGAATTAGAAGCCACAGGCCCAAGCCGCATTTATAACGCAGCGCAGACCGCTAGTATGCTTTCTGGCGATGCGGATGTGGCGACCCAAATCGCTGGTTTGCGCGAAGAAATGAAGGCAAGCCTTTACGCTGTTGCAAAGAACACGGCACAGACTGCTAACCGACTTAATCGTTGGGATGGTGACGGATTGCCTGACACGAGAAATTACGCGATATGAGAATTGTAACGCCACAACCAATTACGCCTACGGTGCTGACAGCATCAAACGTAGCCATTACAGAAACACTGTGGACTGCTGGCACATACACCACTGGCACGCAACGCTATGAAGGCACGACACTTTACGAAGTGATTGCATCGCCTAGCACAACTGACCAGCCTAGCGTGGGCGTTGCTTTGACTGTGCCTACATGGAAAGTTATCAGCGCAATTAACCGCTATAAGATGTTTGACAACGTGATTAGCACGCAGACATCCCGCACTGGAACAATTGTTGTTACGGTGCTTCCAGCGCAGGTTACCAATGCGGTGGCTTTCTTTGGCTTGGTTGGTAACACAATCAATGTCACGATGACTGACCCGATTGAAGGTTCTGTCTACAATCAGACAAAGAGCCTTCAAGATAATACATTCATTACCGATTGGTATACCTATTTCTTCGAGGGCTTTTACCAGAAGGAAGATGCTGTCTTTGCTGACCTGCCTAGCTATACCAACGCTTCTATCACTGTTACGATAGACGCAGGGGCAAGCACTGCTAAATGCGGCGAAATGGTAATGGGCCGTCAACAGACATTAGGCGTCAGTAACTTTGGCACATCGGTATCTATCCAAGATTACTCAATCAAAACAACTGACGATTTTGGGAATGTTGTTATTCAGCAGCGCGGATTTGCCAAACGTGCGGATTATGATGTCACCGTGGAAACACCATTGGTCAGTGCTGTTCAAAAACTGCTTGCAGACATTCGCACAACTCCAACTGTATTCATTGGAGAGGATGACAAGCCAGAAACTGTCGTGTATGGGTTCTATAAGCAGTTTAATATTGTTATATCTACACCAAGCATTTCTGATTGTTCAATTGAAGTCGAGGGACTTGTATAATGCCAGC